ATCCCCCACCGCCGGCTCGGTGAAGATGCGGATTTCCGGCAGGCGCTCCAGGTAGGCGAGCCGGGTTTCGATGTCCATGTTGTCGGACGCGAAGAAGGTGTCCGGCGGGACGATGGCGCGGACAAGCTCGGCGTCGGCGAGCGCAACATAGCGGCGAGCGCCTTCGAGCGTGCCCTTCAGGCGGTGAAGCTCGACGCTCTCGGCGATGACGCGGCGCTTCTTGTGCTCGGGCCACTCCTCGACCCAGAAGTCGACCGACAAGGCCCATGCGAGATAGGGCAGGAGCGGCGCCGGGCACCGATCCGGGTTCCACAGGTCGCCGATGGGCACGTCGAGCCCATGGTGGAGCATGGCCGCGGTGAGCGCCTTCTCGAAGTCGCTCGCGGTCTGCGGCAGGACGGAGCCCGTCATGGCGACGAGCGCGTCAACCTGGGCAGGCGTCAGGGGTAGCGTCATCCAAGCACCGTCATGGTGAGGGACACGGTCCCGATGCGCAGAAGCTCATCGCCGGCCGGCTGGAGATCGGCCGCGGGGCTTGCGAGCGTCACCCGCTCGACGCCGGGAACGGAGAGGGCCGCGATGATGCCGGAGCGCGGGACGCTCGCCCCGACGCGGAAGCGCGAGGCGGCGTAGGAGGCGAGCGAGGCCATCGCGTTCGCCTGGATCATCGACTGATCGGGACCGCGCAGGATGTCGAGGGTGGCCGTCACGTTGTAGGGGACGATGGTGGCCGCCCGGACGGCCAGGGCGACCGTCAGCGGCTTGATGTCGTCGCGCAGGAGGCGGTTGCGGACGGCGGTGATGACCTCGGGGCTCGCCTCGCCATTGGCGCCCGCCTGGACGACGACATCGACGTAGCCGGGCTGCGGCACGAGGACGTTGATGTCCGTGACGGAGGCATGGGCGGAGAAGGCGTGGAAGCGGTAGCCGGGCTTGGTGCCGCAGGTGGTCAGCGCCTCGGGAGCAAGCTGGATGCGGGCGCGGAAGCGCTCGTCGCTCTCCATGACCGCCAGGGTGAAGTCGGTGGCCGGCGTCACGACCATGCGGGTGACGCCATAGAGGGCCGCCAGGTTGTCGAGATCGGTCCCGACGGCATAGGCCAGCATGACGGCGCGGGCGGCGTCGTTGACGCGGGCGCGGTCGAGCATGCGCTGGTAGGCGAAGGCCTCCGATCCGATCACGACGGGATCGGTCTCCAGCATGCCGACATCGTAGGCGAGGCCGACCTTCGCCGCGGCTGCCACGAAGGCCTCGATGAAGGCCCCGTTCATGGCCTCATAGTCGATGGTCTCGATGACGGCGGGCGCCGGCACGCGCGACAGGTCGATGGTGTCAAAGCGCGTGCTCATGGGGTCACCCTTGCGTGGATCGGATGCGCCAGGGGCCGACGCTCACCCGCCGCAGGTGGCCGTCCGGCACATAGACGCCGTCGATGTCGAAGCCGATTGAGCCCGAGGCCGCGTCATAGGTCGGGAGAACCTGCTGGACGACGAAGCGCGGCTCCCAGCGGTCGAGCGCATCGGCGATGGCGAAGACGAAGCCCGCCACGTTCTCCTGGTTCATGGCCCGGTCGATCAGGTCCGGGATGTCCGACCCGAACTCGCGGCGCATGATGCGCGAGCCCTTGGGGGTCTCCAGAATGACGTGAATCGACTGGACGACGTGCTCGAAACCGCCAAGCGGCGAGCCCGTCGTCCTATCGAAGCCGGCCATGGTCAGCCGCCGACCGGCTCGTCGACGACGACAAGCTCGATCTGGCCGAGCGCGCGGTAAGCGCTGGCCTGCTTATCCGTCATCATCAGGAGCGGGTTGGTGATGCCGGAGGAGCCGGCAGGCACGATGCGCCCGTCGATCCAAATATCGACGAGGGCGAGATAGGGCTTCTTCATGGTGTCCTCCTCGAAGGATCGGTGGTTAGGCGGTCAAGACCTTCTTGCCGTTGACGTAGGCGCCATCGGCCTTCACCTCGAAGGTGGTCCCGCCGACGACGACGTGGACCTTGTCGCGATGCTGGCGCACCGCGGTCGAGCCGAAGGTGGTCGCGACCTGGCTGCCATCGGTGACGGGGGACGGGTTTTGGTTCGTCCACCCCCGGCCGATGATCCGGGCATTCTCGATGGCCCCACCGGGGGCCGCCATGGTGACCCACTCCCCGACGGTGAGCGGGAAGTGCTGGCGAGCCTCCCCCGCGGCCGTGCCGTTGAAGGGAATCCAGGAGGTCTGGGCGTTGTCCTCGCCGAAGGCGAAGCGGACCTTGGCCATTTGCTTCGCGTGGTCGACTTCGACGACCTGGCCTTCCATGACCATGCGCGCCATCCGGCGCTCGATCTCCTCCAGCCAGTAGAACGGGTCGATCTCGTCGCTCATTCCGTCTTCCAGTCCGGGATGGGATAGGAGGGCGGCTCCAGGAGATCGGTGTGGACGATCTCGGGATCGTCCATCTGGAGCGTCACGCCCTCCTCGCCGATGGGGTAGCTCTCCAGCGCCCGCGGCGTGCCGCCGACGACATCCTGCATCCAGGTGATGAGCCAGCCGGCGATGCCGAGCGTGTTGAGGGAGCCGACATTGAGGGCGCCGCCCCGCATGTCGTAGGGCACCTTCACGTCGTCGAGCCCCCATTGCTCGAAGGGGACGGCGAAGAGCACCTTGGTCGCGAGATCGGTGACGATCTCCTCGCGATCCGGGCCGTCGGCCAGGATGAAGGCGCCGAGTCGCACGGATGCGGCGTGGAGCCCGTCGAAGCGGGGCTTGAAGTCGTTGATCTGGATCAGTGAGATCAGGCAGGCCGGGCTCTTCAGCCCGAGACCGCCCTTGATGGCGTTGCCGCCAGCGATCCCCATGGCGTTCTGCATGACCTGGAAACCGCGGGCGGCGCGCACCTCGCGGAAGCCCTCGACCTTGACCGCCAGCCTCTCGGCGACCTTCGTCTGGAGATCGAAGAGGATCATGCGGCGGCTCCGAACATGGCGGCGAGGTGGCGCTGGGCGATGGCTTGAAGCTCCTGCCAGTCCGCGTCGCCGATGCCGATGAAGGGGCGGGCGACCATCTTGGACGTGCCCGACTGATGGAAGGCGCCGTAGAAGACGTTCGACCCGACCTCGACGCTGTCCGAGCCGACGATGAAGTCGATGGAGCCGCGCAGGGCGCCCGTATCGACGAGAATCTGCCCGCCCCGCTTGGTGGGAGCCCATGGAGCCCCGCCGGGGTCGTGCGACCCGTCGAAGTTCTCCATGGTCTGAGCGTGCATGGTGGAGCCAAGCTCCTGAAGCATGGCGTCGAAGCCCTGCGTCGCGTCCTTGATCCCGGCCGGGACATCGACCGTGATGTTGAGCGCGAACATGGGGCTCAGCCGCGCTTCCAGCCGACGGTGATCAGGCCGAAGGGCGCCCGCGGCACCTCCTCGCCGTCCTCGTCATCCTCGCCATCCCCGTTGACATCGTAGGGGCCGAGCGTGACGCGCCCGTCGGCGACAAGCTGGAGCCACTTCAGCGCGTCCTCGTAGCGCCGACGGTGCTCTTCCGTGCGGTTCATCGGCGAGAGGGCCGAGTTGTAGAGCGCGATGTCGATGCAGGGCTTGCGCAGGGACCGCGGCGCCGACCCCTGGAAGGGCAGCGTCACGATCCGGCCGATATAGGTGTCGATGAGGATCGAGGCCTCTTCGAGGGCGCGGGCAACCGCGGCGTCGTCAACGCTCTCCGCCCCGGTGCCCTCGTCGACGATCTTCGGCGCGACAAGCTCAAGCTGGCTCTCGTCGTAGATCGTGAGGATGTCGTCCTTGGTGGCGTAGCTCGTGACGGCGGCCATGGCTTACTCGCCCTTCTTGTCCAGAAGCTCCGCCTGGGCGAGGAGCTTGGCCCTGCCGGCGCGGGGATGGGCGGCAACGCCGATCTCCTTGCCCGCCTCGTTGATGAAGGCGCGAAGCTCGTCGTCGCTCATGGCGGTGAAGCGGGTCGGCGTGGTGTTCGGCTGGGTGACCGCCAGCGTCATCTTCGGGCCTTCCGGCTTCGGAGCATCTGCCGGCGGCTCGGGGGCCTTCGGCGCCTCCTGGGGCGGCTCCGTCGGGGGCTGGGTCTCTGCCGGGGGCTGGGTCTCCCCTGCCGGCTGGCTGGCCTTGGCCTCCGCCTCTTCCGCCGCGACGATCTCGCCGAGGAGCAGGGACAGGTCGCGGACCTCGACGCCCTGGGCCTGGTAGGCCGCGACGACGTGGGGCGCTGCGGCTGCGCTCTCGACGCAGACGATGTCACCGCGCTCGCAGACCCCGTCGAAAAGGCGGGGATTCCGGATTTGCGCCCGGTGCTTCATGTCGCGGAATTCCTGGGCGAGTTCCTTCGCCTTCGGGTCGTCCCAATAGATCAGGATGGTCTTCATGGCAGTTCTCCGGTTGAGCGCAGGAACCGGATGGCGTCGCCCGAGGCGATCTCTTCGAGGGTCCATTGCGCGTAGGCGAGCCGGCTGAAGAAGCCCTTCAGCGCAAAGAGGCTCGGGAAGGCCCCCTCCCCCGGATCACCGGGGCGGGAGGCGATGCCGGCATAGATGGCGTGGCCGAAGATCGTGGCGGGGGTGCCCGCCAGGATGGCATCGAGCCCGGCCGTCGAGCCGTAGGAGACGACGAGCCCGGCCTTCTCGACCGCCTGCCGGATGTCGCAGGCGACGATGGCGTCCTCCCCGTAGCCGCCCTTCAGGCGGTCAGACAGGGGATGGGGCTTGAAGAGGATCGGTCGCGTCCCGCAGGCGCCGTAGTGGGCGACCATGCGGCGGTAGTGGCGGGCCATGGTCTCGACGGAGAGGCCGTGGCTGGCGTCGCCCTCGACCTGCCCGCAGATGAGCACGGGGGCCGTCTTGGGCTTCTCGACATAGGTCGGGAGCGGCACGCCGAGAGCGCGCCAGCGGTCCATGGCGCAGGGCTCCGTCGGGAGCCATCCGAGGTGGCCGATGGAAAGCTGGTAGTAGCCGCGGTCGTTGCCGAGGCTCGCCCGCTTCACGTAGCCGAGATCGAGGATGATCGAGGGGATGCCGCGGGCGGCATAGTCCCGTGTGATCAGGCCCTCCGCGGAGCGCTGCCCGCAGACGGCGATCATGTCGAGCCCGCTCTCGACCTCGCCCTGGAGATAGGACGAGGCCGAGCGCAGGACTGGATTGCAGCCGGCCGCCTTCAGACCGTCCCAGAGTGCCTTGTTCTGGGGGTCATCGAGCGTCCGGCCGCGCATGTAGAGCCCGGTTTTCACCGGGGTCCCCGTCAGAGCGACTTGATGATGACGCCGGGCATCGCCTTGGGGTCGGTGAGGACGCGATCCCAATTCGAGCCCGTGCCGACGGCCGCCTCGGTGGGGTTGGCGCCGCCGTTGGCGACATCCCACTTATGGGCCTTCATCGAGACGGTGTAGGCGTATTCGCCCTGCATGATCGTGGCCAGGTTCTCCTTGCCGACGATCCGGTCGAACACGATGGTCTCCTCCTCGGAGTCCTCGCACAGGAAGGCGTCCTGGGAGAGGCCGAGGGTGAGGTAGCGGTAGGTCGCAGCGCCCGAGCCGACCGTGTCGTTGACGATCAGCGCCGGGTCGTCGGTGACGAGCACCGGGCGGTTGAGCGTCAGCGGGGTCGGGTCGGCGAGCATCAGGTTGGTGACGCCCGTGAGCTTCATGGCGATCTGGTCCTTGACCAGGTCGAAGAAGGTCTTGGAGTGCATCACCCACACGACGATCTGCTGGCTCTGGTCGCCGAACTTGGTCAGTCCGTCCACCAGGTCCGTCGCCGACGGCTTGATGAAGTTGCCGCCCGAATTCTTCACCTCGTGCTTGATCGAGGCGAAGTTGAGCATGGCGCCCGAGAGGGCGGTCAGGGCCGTGTGAATCTGGTCCTGCACCGCGGCGTCGGCGGCCTCCTGGCCAGCGACGAAGCGGAAGGTGCCCTCGTCGTAGCCGGCCTTGCGGAAGGCCGCATCCGTCCAGGAGAGCGGGCCAATACGGCGATTGACCTTCACCTTGACGATCTCGTCCTGGGTCAGCTTCTTCGGGTCGACATCGTTCTGGCTGGTCTCGTCACGGCGCTGGATCAGGCCGCCGGCCATCTTGAACAGCGACTCGTAGGAGAAGTTGCCGATCTGACGGTTGGAGGTCAGGCGCAGCGAGCCGCGCGAGACTTCGTTGAAGACGGCGAGGTTCTGAAGCAGGCGCTCCGTGAACCCGCCGCGAGTGCGCGGATCATAGACCTTCATGTCCGCGGGCATCGTGATAGCCATGGATTGGCTCCTTACGTGGTGGGGCTTTTAGGGTGTCCGAAGCGCTGGGCAGGCTCACGCCGCCGTCTGGGCACCGACCATCTTGGCGAAGGCGTCGTAGCCTTTCGTCTCGATGAGCTTGGCCTTTTCGGCGGGCGTCATTTCGGACGGCTTCTTCTGACCCTGACCGCCACCGCCACCGGACGCGCCGGGCGGGGTGCCAGAGCCCTTTCCATCC